TCCCATTTCTATTAACTGTACCACCTTGCCAATTGCACCATAAACTCGTTGAAAATTTACTTGTAGTACCTAATACACTTGTAAAATCTCCTAAATTTATATGGTCATCTGCTCCATCAAACTGCATAGAATAAACATTGTCTACTTGAGCTAAACCAGCAGCACCAGAACAACCAGAAATGTCAGTATCTCCAGACCAACTTTGAGCAACAGAACTATCTTTTTGAGATTTACCCCAATTTATAGTATTGTCGCAAGCTCCTTGCCCCCAACCTATGGTATTATTTTTTGCTCCTTTTCCCCAAGTTTCACTCATAGCCTTAATTTATCACCCACCCTCCAAAATTATCTTGTGATTCTGGAGAAATATCTGCATTTGAATTTGTGTAATATTCGCTAAACTTACTAGAGGCATTAAAATTTAAATAATCAATTAGTCTCGTGCTGTAGTACTGAGCCGAATCTCGTTCTTTTTCAACTAAATAATCAATTTCATCTTTAGATAAACTTTGAGCATTTTCTGCACTATTTCTGTAAACTCCACCATTGGCAATTGTTATACTTAAATAGGGTAGTGCATACATCATTGAGTAGTGAATTAAACAAGGTTTAATATAAGTGTCAACTAATTCTAAATAATCTCCTGTCAATGTGTTTCCAGTAATATCAGCTTTTAGTTTTTCGTATAAATCCGTGCCAATTAACCTTTGAATATCAATGTCCTGAGCCATCTGTATTGACGGTAGTAGCTTGTCCGTATCGACGTTCCCGTTTGCACCTGTAAAAGTCAATAAATCCTTTCTTTGTATGAATAAAACTTTGCCCATTTATTTTTTCTTTTTAGTTCTTGGGTTTTTATAACCATGATTAGGCATATCGTAAGGTCGCATTGCTACTTTTTTGTCATTATCTTCGTATTTAGCAGCTTTTCTTTCTCCATCGGCTATTGGTAATGAATTAATCATTTTTCTAGCTTGCCCAACGCTTATTTTTTTGTTGTTTTTTCTTAAATATATGTTACGAATCCAGCCATGTTTACAGTTTGCACCGCCCTTATACAGCCAAATATTATAAGTCGATTGACCAGTAGCTGCTAACTCAGAATTGGCAGAGCTTTCTTTGTCTAAATCTTCTTTTCTATAAACTTTTTTAGCTTTTACCATTTTTCGACAAAACTCTCTTCCGTTTTTGCTTACTTCTGTTGGAAAATATTTGTATCTAACTTTAAATAATGAAGTGTCTTGTTCGCTTGTTTTTGCTGGGCTAGATTTTAAAACATTTGCAAATTCAAAGTGGCTTAAAATACCATCTTCATTTTCTGTTGCTTCTTGTGTGTCAATTAGCTCGTAACCTTCAATATCCTCGTTTTCACCGCCTTCAATTAAGTTATCTGCTAATATGTTAAGCTCTTCATCTTTTAAGCCCTTAAAACAAGTTTTATGAGATAACATTTCAATCTCTGTTTCTTCATCTACCTTAACGCCTGTTTCTTCTTCTATTTCATCATCGCTCCCAACAACATCTATATCCATAAAGTCCAGAGGGTCTAACGTTTTAAAATATAGATTTAAAGAAATTCCGTTTGCTTCTAAGATTTCATCTAAACTTTCTATAATTAAGTCTTGATAAGGCTTTATAGTTGTATTACTAAACAGTTTTTGAGCGTTTTGTATCTCTTCGGCATTACTACCTAACCCACCACCAGACAAATCTCTTAAACCAATCAATAAAGGGCTTGTTACTCGGTGTGTAAGCATTATTTTTTTAGAACATTCCTCACTTAAAAAACTGTAATGTTCTGGAGCATTATTTAAAGGGATGTCATCGACTGTTGTCTTTTGCTCGCTCGAATGATTGAATGCCACGATTACTTTTTCTCCAAAACCTCCCGAAAGTTTGTTCATTACTTGGGATTTTATGGACTGCATTTTTTCCTCTGATGGGATTCCACTATTGAAATTAATCACTTTCGTGCCAGAAAAAGAATTTTGAGCATCTGTGATTAAATAGTCTGAAATTTCGGATTCTAACGTGGAATAGGAAGTAGTATAATCTGCTGGACTATAATAAAAATAGCCTGTTACATATCTACGAATTATAAAAACCTCGTTTCCTTTTCCTTTTGTGCCAAATACAGGAATTTTAGTTAACTCTGTTGTTCTGTTAACCTTACTCCAATCAGAAGCATAATAATAATTTAAAATATCTCCATTCTCATCACATTTTTCAGCTCTTAAAGTCTCTCTTGGAAAATGTTGTATTTTATCTATCTTACTGCCTTTGTAAGTTATTTGCAAAGCAGCTTCTCCCAGCATTTTTAAATCTAATGTTAACTTTCTTAAATCTTTGTCTTTTAATAAACCTTTCATCTGAGCAAATTGCTCTGGCTTTTCGCTTGCATCTGTTGCCTCTAAACCTCTTCCAAATATTTGTTGAGATATTCCAGTGATAACACTTTGATTTGTTGTGCTATTCATAAAACAATCAATAAGACTTTGGTAATAATCATTGTCATCGCCAATGCCAATCCAATCTCTGTTTGTTTCTTCAGTTATTGTTGGTTTATCGTATTGCCCTAGTTCTATTAAATGTAAATTGTTCATTTTGTTTTGGTTTAGTTATCGGTGTAGTAAATAAATTCGTTTGCTCCTGTATCATGCTCAGTAAACAAACCATTTGTCATTTCATAGGTTTTTTCTGGTTGGTTAGTGCAGAAAATCATATCTCTAAAAATTAATTTATTGTCAGTTGTGTTTTTAATTTCTAAAGTGTAGAAAGAGTTTTCTAAAAATGCTTGTGTTGTTGCGTAAGTATTATAAAATTTTAAAGCATTTATTGTTGGGTTAGAATCTGTAAAAAGGATTTTATTTTTATTCTCAGATTTAACAACTAGACTATAGGTTTTAGCTCCAGAAATATCCTCTCTAGGAATAAAATTCATTGTGCCGCCTGTTGTACTTAATATCTGCATCTTAATTTTTTAAAAAAAAGGGGGATAAAAATTAATCCACCCCCCTCTAACACCAGTACCATGTACCCTAAGCATAGTACTAACCAAACATCCTAACTATTTGTTCCTAGAACAACAGTTGCACTTGCTCCAGAAGCTGCCCAAGGGTCTATCTCAGTAGCTCCAGCTACAAAATTCGGAGGTAAAATCTCAGAAGAGGCAAATGTCAAAGTATAACCCGCCATATCACCAAATGCTGCTCCAGATACTAAACTTCCACCACTTACGCTACATCCATTTTCTTTTCCAACCAATACAAAATCATTGTTGTTAGTTTGGACAACTATTACAGGTCTCCCGTAAGCCAGTAATTTTACTTGTACATTATCTTCCTTAGATAATTTTTGAAGGTTTAAAGTCAAAGTACTTTCAAAAAAAGTTGTACCATTTTCAGGTGAACTTGTTATTGAAGTCTCTAAACTATTTGCTCCAGTTAATTCATACTTATAAGCAGAGAAAGTTCCTGTCATTGCAGTAATTTCATCAGCAGTTAAAGTATATGTTTCTATATCTCCGTAATCCACGAAGTAAACATTTTTGATTCCTCCGACAGAATCTTTACAGGGGACTAGCCTTCCAGCACTTAAATCGCACGCCATATCTATTTGTTTTTCAATGAGTTAGAGCAATAACCTTAAACCATTACTCTAACTAAGTTTATATTTTATTTAATTAATTTATTTATTTATTAAGCGTGATAAAGAACTATTTCTGAACCAATAGCATATTGGATTCCTGCTGTATATCTCATTATTACTCTAAAATTCTGTGAACCTGTTGTTGGACTCATATCAATTAGTCTTGCAGAATTTTGGTCGTTTAAAATTCCAGTTCCAAAAAATAAATTTGATTTTTGAGTAGCCATTGCTGTATCGTCATTCATTCCATTAGCAACGAATAATTTAACACCATCAAAAGTTAAAGGTTGGTCACCATACCACATGTGTGACTTAGCATCAACACCAGAATTAGTAGCAGCAAATCCACCTAAAGCTCTTACGTAAGCTCTTGCAATATTTTGACTGATATAGATGTGCATATCGTCTTTTCCATAAAGAGCTGACGGAATTAAGTCGACAATATCTCCTAATTTTTCAACTACATTAGCAGCAGTAACCGCAGCATGACTAGCAACATCTAAAACCGTTGCATCTGCTATAGCTAAAGGAACAAAGCCATCAAACTGTCCTTCTGTGGCGTTTACGCCTTCCCAAATATTCGTTTCAGTAGATGCATTTACCATTTTGGCAACGTGTCCCATAATGTAAGCAGTAAAATCTTTTGGAGGATTGTTATAAGCAGAATAACCCATTGAAATCGCTTCCCAAGAATCTAACCATTTTTGTGTACAGAATTCAAGGTTTACTTGAAATTCCTCTGGTTGTAATATTCTTTCAGTAATATCAACTTGTCCTGTTGGTGTAAAGTCGCAAGTGCCATTTTTAATTACATTAGCATCTGTTGCTAATTTTTGCATTACTTCTTTATACTTAATATTTTGCAACACTTCAATACCACCTTTAGCGATAGTATTTCCTTCTAAAAGTGCAGCAGCTAAAAAACCAGCAGCAGCTTCACCTGCGTACGAGCTTGTTATATTTGTTGTTGTAGCCATTGTTTATTGTTTTGTTTTTGTTTTTAATTGTTGTTTAACCTTTTATAAATTCTATCCATTTGGGTATCTGTATCATTTTTGGATATCTGGAAATTGAATTTTTTATCTTCTTTTTCTGGATTGTGTTTTAAGGGTTCAACAACTTCAACATCGGCAGACAACTCTACTTCTTCTTCAGTTTGTTGGTTTGGTAATTCTTTTGGTGTTTCTTCGCTTAATTCATCTTTGGATAATTCCTGAATCATGCCTTTAATCTCTTCTAATGCTGATGTAAATTCTTCTTTAGTTACATACTCTAGAACAACTTCTTCTTCTTCAGCTTCTACTTCTACTTCAGCCTCTACTTCTTCTTTAATTTCTTCTTTTGCTTCTCCTATACTGTCAATTAATCCTTCTTCAACAATAATTAACTTTCGGCCATCTTCCATATCATACTCGCCAACTGGCAAAGCAATGTTTTCGTCATCTTCTGATTTTATGAAAATTGATTCTCCTTTTGCAAAGGATTCGGCAACTAGAACAGTTCCGTTTTCGAGTTTTACCTCTTCTAATTTTATAGATACTTCGTCAGAAAGTTGTACTCCTAGCACATCTTTGACCTTGTTTAATAGTTCTTGAGCTTTCATATACCATTAATCCGCAGATTATGGCACATTGATATACTTTTTATATAACTTTTTTATTATACTTTACCAATTCCTTGGTTTATGATACCGCCTTGACAACATTTACTGTCATAAGTTGTACCATTATCGCATAAACACCCCCTTTTTCCACCAATAGGAGATGTTTTACTTAGTGTTTTATTACTTTTTTTCTTTTTCCTCATCTTATTTAACCTTTACACAGTTTGGCCTTCTTTTACCTTTTATAGTTTGATAGCCTTTTTGCTCGTATCCATCCCAACAAGGGCTTTTAGTTTTCTTAGCTTCAATATTATGCTCCTCACAAGGCATGAACCAATCTTTATTCTCAAAATTATGCACATGAAACCCCTCACAATTAATAGTTTTAGCCATTTCTTCTGCTTTTTCTTGTGTGCTATAAGCAAGTCTGTCATTTATAATTGCAAATTCATCATTTATCACCTCGCTATATAACTCTGTTTTATCTTCGTCTAATAAACTTAAAATAGTATTTAGCTTAGTTTGAGCTTCAACTTCTTTAAAGTCCTGAGAATGGCTTAAAGTGGCCTTATCTGCAAAAAATCCTTCTATACTATATCCGGTGTACAATCCGTTTTTAACACTTTCCCACACTTTGTCGTCTTCAATTTTCATAGAAATAACCCAACTACCAACAGGAGCGTCTAAATCATAAATAGCAGATTTATCTTTTTCAGAATCTTCGACAATCCAACTTTCAAAAACTGTTAAATTATTTGCTTTCATTTCATGCTCTAAAGTTGCATTAGACTGGTTTCCCTTTTGAAAAAATAATTCGCTTGCTCTTCTAATAGTATCTTTAGAAAAATAAACATAATATGTTTCTTCTCCGTCACGCCTAAAAATTGGCTTATTTGGAATCAAGGCAGCCCCCATTACGATTCTTTTTTCTTCATCTACTTTTGCCAATTTAATTTCTTGGTCTTTTAAAGCTACCCATGAACTTTCAATGGCTGGCATGGAGACTAAGGATACTGCATCTACTCCAGAAACCTCATTCTCTTCATCTAATAATAATTCTATAATTTTCATTGTTTTTTGTTTTAAAATGTTGCAGTTTGAATTGTATTATTTTGCAATTGTTGTGCTGTTGTTACAGCTCCAGCTACTACAAATGCTTGTACTGGTTGTTGACCATTAAGGGCTTGAGAAACTTGATTTATTCCGCTAGTACCAACAACATTAAAACTAGGTGGTTGGCTTGGGGCTGTTCCACCACCACCAGATGGAGTTGGACTTGACGATACAGAAGCAGAAGTTTTATTTGGTTCATATTTTTTTGCTGCAATCATAGCTATTTGCGCTGCGGATGTAATACTAGCAAAAGCAAGAGAGGCAATACCAGCTGGATTTGGAACCGCACCAATAGCAATAGGGGCTTGAGCTAAAGAAGCAGTAATTGCTTTTCCTCCATCAATAACAGCCATCCCTAATTGTAAAGCCTTATTAAAATTAAATTGTTGTTTAGCTGCTTTTAATTGCTCTCTGCTTCCTTCTTTTAAGTTTTTCATTCTGTGAGCAAAAGCTGCATCGCCTAAAGATTGAACCATATTTAAACCATTGGCAGCGATTTGTAAATTAACATTAGCTGTTTGAAGTTTTTGTCGTCTTTCTCTCTCCGCAGATGCTAATTCAATTGCTTCCTTTTTTTGTAAATAATCTGTCTCAATTGCTAACCTTTGTTCCGCTGAATAAGTTCCATCAAGAATAGATTGTTCAATAATGTTTTCTTTATTCCAAAGTAAATTCTGTAATTTTAATTGTTTCTCTCTTTCAATTTCATTAACAATAGCTCCAATTTTAACCTCAGTTTGCAGCTTGCTTGCTTTTTCTGTTTTTGCTAAAAAATCCGTTTCAAATTCTGGCTCTTCTTCCTCTTCTTCTAAGCCAAATAAATCTTCTTTTATATCAATTTGCTCTAATAGTTTTTGATTTAATTTATTAGTTATTTCTATTTCCTTGACAGCTTTTTTCTCTTGTTCAATTCCTAAAGATTGAAGTCTTTTAATTTCTTTATTTATTAAAGCAATTTTTATATTTTTTTTAGCAATTGCTGGTTCATCTACTTCAGACATTTTCTTGGCTTCTTCAAGTCGTTCTTTCTGTATTTTTATTAAACTTATTGTTTCCTTAGTTAATTCTCCAGTTGCTCCAGAATTGTCATCTGTCTTATTAGTTGATTCTTCTGTCGTTATATTTAAACGCTTCATTAAAGCATCTTTTTCTTCGGTGAGTTTATTTGTCAGTGACTGTTCATTGTTATACTCTTCCTCTGCATCGTTTACAGCTTTTATTTTAGATTTTAAATTGTTTTGCTTATTTATTAAATCAGATATTTGACCAATTTTAAGTTTATTTTGTCCGTTGCCTTCTAATCGTAATTTGTTTTGCTCTAACTCAATTTCGTTTAATTCTTTTAAAATTTCATTTGGTGAAGTTGCTTTTATTTTAATGTTTAAATCAGAAAGTTCTTGTTTTAATTTTAAACCGTAATTTTCAGCTGCTTGTTGTTTTTCATCTAGTTTCAATCTTCTTTTTGCAGTATCTTCGGCTTGCTCTAAAATTTCCTCTTCTTTTTCTTGAATTATAATTTTATTAATTAATGATTCGTTTACTTGGTCAATAGCTTTTTTTAAATCTTCTGTTGATGTTGTTTCCGAATCAATATCTTCAAGATATTTAGGATATTGTAATTTTAGTTCTTCAATTACCTTTACTCTGTCTCTCTGTGCTTTTTCTAAATCTTCTTCACTTATTGTGCTGTCTTGCATTTTAACATCCAGCCTGTCTAGTTCTGCTTCTGTTTTAAATAATGCAAATCTTTCTTTTTCTAAAGATTCAGATAGTTTTGTTGTTGGCGTTATGAAATTTAATAATGCTGTTGTTGCCTGAACGATGCCTCTAGCAATGCTACTAAACAAACCTTCACCATCTTCAATAGATAATAAAAACCCTTCCCAAGCAGAACTTAATTTAGTTGTATCTCCAGCTAAGTTGTCGAGCCTGACTTCTGCCATTTTATTTGCAGCCCCAGCAGAGTTTTCAAATGACCTTGTTAACGCTTCAATTTGTGGTCTTTTATCAGATAAAACTAAAAGAGCTTTTCCTCCTCTTTCTCCAGCCAACTCCATTGCGGTTTTTAAACCATTTGAACTGTTTCTGATTTTATCTAAAGCCTCATTTAATGGAAGTCCTTTTTTATTTAATTCAACAAATGCTTTTGATAATTGAGTTCCAGCTCTGCTTCCTTTTATTCCGTTATTTGCTAACACACCCAACAAAGCAGAAGTTTCTTCTACGCTTCTATTTGTTGCCTTTGCTGCTGGAGCTACATTTTTAAAGGCTTCTGTTAAACTAGAGAAATCTAATGCACTTTCTGAGGTACTTGCAGCCAATACATCAACAACCCTTTGAGTATCTTTAGCTTCTAATCCAAAAGCATTTACTGTTGACCCTGCAAGTTGAGCAGCTTCTGCCAACCCTACTTCCATTGAAGCTGCTAAATCAAGAGTTGCCTTTGTTGATGCTAAAATTTGTTTTGTACTGAAACCCATTTTGGCAAATTCAGTTTGAAGTTCACCAACTTCAACTGCTGTAAACTGAGTGGATGAACCAAGCTCTTTTGCTGAATTAGACAAAGCATCTATCTCGGCTGTAGTTGCTCCAGAAACAGCTTTTAGAGTTGACATTTGCTTAGCAAATTCTGCCCCTTTTCTAGTAGCCATAACAAACAAAGAACCTAGACCAGCAATTGCACCAACTGCTCCACCAATAGCTAATGCTTTAAAAGATGTTCCCAAGTTTTTAACTTGACCAACTGCTCCCTGTATAGACGAAGGCAAAGCATTAAAAGCAGAATCAACTCCCTTTATACTTTTAGTAGCTGACTTTCCAGCATCTACAGTATTTTTCTTAAAACCTTTTATGCTTTTATCAGTCTTTTTTATAGACTTGTTAGCATCTCCAGTCTTAATTATTAAATTGACTACTTTTGTCTCCATTCATTCATTTTTATTTGTTCTAACCCCTCTTTAATAGTCATTGGAACTTTGTTAATCCCTAAAGCAATATTTATATTTTTATCATAGAGTTTATTTTCTCTACAAAATTTTAACATTTCAATTATTGTTTTCATGATGGCTCGTTTAATAGTTCAAATGATGTTTCACCACTTTGTAGTTTAGTTGTCATTTTGTTTATTGTGTAAGCTCTAGTTCCTACAACTATTAAATCATCTAAGGTTAGATTTAACAGTATTTTTAAAGGAAGTATTGAGTTACATTTATAAATTCTGGTAGCCTTGTTAAATACTCTTGTTATGTAGTTTGTGTAATAGCTTTGAAATAAGCTGTTATTAATACCGCTATAATCTGTTAATGTGTAAGTGTTTATTTCACTACCAAAGTTTAAGTTGTGAGTAGGTGGTGTTGACGAAGTTCCTAATTCATTGCAAACACTTGGAATCCAATAATCATTAATAGAATAATTTGTTCCAGCTGTACATAATGCGGCATAAGTTTCAGGTCTTGTACTTTCTAAAAAATTAATAGGGTTTTGATTTTGTTGATTTATCCCATAAAATAAAAGAGGTTGCCCAATACTAGGATTTAAGTCGTCATCCAAGAAACTTCCAATTTGCACAGTTGAAAAAACACCGCTGGTTTTATCTTGTAATCTTTCAAACAACATTTGTTCAAAAGGAAGTGTTATTTTATATTGATTTTTCTTACTTGAATCTCCTATGTAACTAAGTTCTCCATACTTTCTATTGTTTTGAGTTAAAAAAGTCTGGGCTAAAATGCTTTTAGGTTCGCTGTATTCCAAATCAACATTTCCAAATGGTAAAGCCTCGTTAACTGAATGTTGGTCTGTCTTTGTGTATTGGGTAATATCGTGAGTATTTCCGCCAGCATAATAAGCATCTAATGTTTTTACAACTACCTGACCATTAAAATCAATATAAGCAGTTAAGTTAAACGCTCTAAATAAGCCATTTAAAAAATCTTTTATTTTTAATTTTGGGATTTGCTCAGTTATTACAATTGTAGCTGTTGTAACAATACTAGAGGATTGAGTTACATAATTTGCAGTTAGTCCAAAATCTCTTCTTCCTGTAGATGGGTCGTAAAATGAATGTTCTAAACTTAATGCAGCACTAAAAGAAATTACATCAACACTTCTAACCCTTGCATATAGCCTCCTAGATTCATTTAGGTTTAAAGAGTTAGACTGCCCAAAGCCATAGCCAATAGCCAATGAATTAACTCCAGTTAAATTACTAGAAACTGATACAATTGTATCTGTTAAATCATCAACAATTTCAAGAGTGTAAGGAATAGAATTTGAGCTAGGGGTTATAGTAACAGAAAAATTAAAACCTTCTTCCGTTGGGTTTGGTGGTGATGCGCTAGAAGAAAATTGTTGAGTTAAAACATAAATGCCATTATTAAATTGGACAGAATCGTAAACAACGCCATTAAAATGATTACAATTAGCTGTGGGGCTACAATTAAAAGAAGTGTTTTTTAAGTTTACTAATAAATCTCCTGTTATTCTACCTTTTGAACGGTGCAACCATAAATATAAATTAGTCATTGCAGCAGAGTTAAAAAACTCACCAGTTTTAAATGTTATACTATACTGTTGTTCAATTGCTTTTATTATGTTTTTAATAGGAATAGCGGGTTTTAAATCTTCTGGAACTATTCCTCTTTGTGTTCTGTTTGCACTATTTGTGTAACTTATATTAAGACCGTTAGAATCATTATTAGTATTATCATAAATATAACTCTGTGAATGTGCTATTAATGGATAAATTATCGCATTTGTATAAGTGACGCCATCAACAGCTATATTTTTCCCATTCTCTAAAGCATCTTTTACATAATCTGAATCTGCATTATGATTAAAATTATTTAACCATACTAAATCGCTTAATTGGTTTTCGTTAATTTCATTTTTAAATTTTACAGTATCGCCAAAAAACGTGACCTTATACAATGATGGATTTCCCTCTTTTAAAACAACTTCATTTAATTGAATTTTCCCAAATCTAAAATGTAATTGATTTAGTTCTATTCTAGCATTGCAAAATATATTAGCATCAAATCCAATTATATCAGGATTATACCAATGTTCAAATATTTTATTGTTTGTTTTGGATGCTGGTAGATTAAAAGTTTTACTAAAATCAGTAAACAGTTTATCAATGTCTTGAACATCTTGTATTACTTGAGTTAAAGTAATTAAATCTTCTTCCATTAAATCAACTCTTGCAAAATCTTGGATTGTTGATGTTTCTCTTAATTGTGGCTGTATGTATAAAACTACTTTTTGCACTATCTAATGTTGTTTACTAAAGCAAATGATTTATCAAAATTCATTGTGTAATTTATTAACCCATTATTTAAACCAGTCTTTTTATCAAATGAACTTTCTTTTAAATTAACTGGATAAACAACATTGTCAGAACCTATTAGCCATACATATTCACTAACCATTAACTCCTCAAAATATGGATTCATTAATTCGTTTACATAACCACTATTTAATGTTATTGATTCAACACCATTTGAATTAAATGTTTTATTTGCATGAGCATTAGAATTATAAACATTATATGCATAATCTTCTGTGCATGAACCTTCTTTAAGACTGTAACTAACAGACCGTGCTTCAAATATGCTTCTATTAAAATTCTCGCTAGTAGTGTTTAAACTTTCACTAGATTTTTTAAAGAAATACAAATCTTGAAAAGCTCCCCACCTATTTAAGAAAACAATTTTGTGAACTGGATATTTACA